GCTCCTCCCTTCACAACACTCAAACTCTTAACCAAGGACTCCATGACGACACAACTGCCAAAAGCAATTGTCAACGCACCGATGATCAAATCGCGTCTTGACGCGGTCCTGATCCTGAGGGGTTACCTTCAGTTTTCGGACACACATCTTAACACGATGTGTGTAGACGATTTGGTCCACGTGATCAAATCGGCTCGAGACGTCGCGGAATTCCTGGCGGAGCACGAGAGAGTGAAGAAGGAGGAGCTTCTCAAGCAGATCACACGATGGTGTACTGCGCTCTGACGGTATAAGTAACAACGTCAGATTCCTGTGATAGACAGGGTTCGGGTTGGCGTCCGCCAACGCGAGCATTTGTTCAATCCTTGCTGGACGGGCTATCACGCGAAGCACTCTCATAAGGAGTGTCAACGTGGTAGCTCCCATAACTGGGCCCTTTAACCGCTCATGGAGCGTATCGGGACCCCCAAACAGGTATGGCTTTAAGCCTGCCTGGGTGAGTGGATCGCGGAGTTGGAGTAGGCAGAAAAAGCCCTTCGACCAACCGCTGGTCTTCAGTTATGCGAACAAAACTATCACATGGTTCAGTGGCGGCGATGGTGTTGATTATGTTAGCACCACCGCAATTCCCTCTTTCTCCTATAAAAGTGGCCAATCCGAGCGGCTTTACAACGCCGTGTACGAAAGGTTTGCTGGCAAGGTTAAGAAAGACGCCGCAGAACTAGCATCCACATTAGCAACGTGGACGCAGGCTCGCGACATGATCACGGATAGAGCTACCAAGCTCTGGAAGGGTCTCCGTGCCGCGCGCAGAGGCGATATCCGGACATTGAAAGCCCTTTGGGGTAAGGGTGCCGGTGTTCGTGCAAACCTCAAGAAATCTGGTGGCCACGTATTGGAGTACAGCTTTGGCTGGGCTCCTTTGGTTGGTGACATCGCGGCTGCAATTGCAGTCTTGGGCGCAGGAATTCCTCCGCCTTATGTGAAAGCTCGCCAAAAGCTTGCCTACACAGCGACAACCGGGTGGGTGGACTACGGGGCCGTCCTGAATAAGGACGAGATCTCGGGGTTCATCGAATGGAGTTTGCGGTCGTGGATTCGGATCACAAATCCGAATACACTGCTCCTCAATGAGCTGGGCCTTACAAACTCAGCGTCAGTCCTTTGGGAAGTTACTCCCTGGAGCTTCGTGGTTGACTATTTTGTGAATGTGAATGCGTTTATCGCGTCCTTTACAGAGTGGGTTGGCTTGGAGCTTGATCGTCCTAATAAGACGTTCTTTGCTAAAGAGGACTGTGTGCACTACGCCAAGTGGGATACGGCTTCACCGCCGTCCTACGGGCCCCCGATCTGGGGGTCCACGAACGTTAGTGTCAACCGTACCCTCGGTATACCGGGGCCTACCCTGGCCCTGCGACTACCTTGGGAAATGTCAATGCAACGGGGGGCAACCTCTATTGCGTTACTCCTTCAACAGCTGCGAAAGTAGCTCAACCGAAAGTTCAAATGCCGACCATGGCCGACATCACCGTCAAGAAAAATGACGGTACCACCGACATCATCTGGAACAACGCCGGCGCAGGCGGTGGGGACGGAGTCCCTGCCATCTGGCGACCGAGTTCCGTTGGTGCTTCGGTGCAGAAACGCCCGACTGCGAAGTTCTGGACCCAGTCCGGAGACAAGCAGGTCCGCGTGGGTCGCTTCACCACCACCTTCCCGGTGGTGGACGCCGTGTCAGGTGCCGTTCTCGGGTACATCACGACCTCGGAAGAGGTCAAGGTGCCCGTGTTCGCCACCGACGCGGAAGTCAACGAAGCCATCGCGCAATCGGGCAACCTCCGTGATCACACTTTGATCGTGTCGTCTCTCCAGACGATGACCGCACCCCGCTAAGCGGGTCACTGTCCACGACCCCTAAATAGGGTCCTGACGTTTTAACGTGGTGGCGCGCTCGTGAGAGTTAGCGCCTTGAGTTCACTGGAGGATAGCGTTTTGAAAACTTTCAAACGCTCGGTTACTGCGTATCTCGCAACCGCTGCAACACCTTTCTGTTTGGATCTCCTTAAGAAATTAGGGAGTGAAGACTGGGAGGCCCTGGTGAGGGCAAAAGTCTCACCTCGTGATTACACTAACGCGCATCACTACTTCCTTGACGCCCAGGCTGCGGCGTTCTTTAACAAGAACGAATCGCTGCCGACATCGGTAGATAGGGAGCAGGCAGCCTTCCAGAAATGGAAGGTCGCTGAAGCGCAATGTGCCCAGACTAACGCCTTTCTATCCCGGGTCTTAAACGGTCCTAGTGACCGTGAGACCGAGGTCGTTCGCGAGTTTCTCACTCGCGTGCGGAAAAGAGTTAGGTGGTGGATGGGTCCGTGTCCCGATCGCCTTGATGGGCGGTTCGGGCCGGGAGTCACACTGTGTTGCAGAGGCCATCTGGCGACGGCCGCCGACAAAATGAGTGTTCGCCCTTCGACTACCTTATCATCGCTCGACATAACTCGTCATCTCTGGGAAGAGACGGCGTGGGGTCGTGCGATAGTTGCTCGCTCCCTGAGAGGGGAGAGGGTATACGAAGATGGGGTGCTGAGCTACGTCAGCGTCGTAGACGCTGCTAAATGGATGAGTGTGCCTAAAAACGCGCTCACTGACCGGAGCATAGAGATTGGCCCTTCTCTGAACGTGTTTTACCAGCTTGCCGTCGGCAAGCGGCTTAAGGAGTCCTTCGCCCGTAAGGGTTGGGACCTAAGACACGCAGAAGGGGTTCATCGCGCGTTCGCGCGCGATGCCAGTATCACTGGCTCTCATGCTACGATAGATCTCAGCAGTGCTAGCGATACCGTGTCCAGGCTTCTAGTCAAAGCCCTGGTCCCAGAGGATTGGTTCGGTCTTCTCGACCGGCTCCGCACCAAAAGAGTGGAGACCCCTGAGGGTCCTTTCTTTCTCGAGAAATTCTCGGGTATGGGTAACGGTTACACCTTCGAGTTGGAGTCAGTCATTTTCATGGCGATCTGCCAGGAAGTGCTGAGCACGTTTGGTTCCGGTTCCTTTCCAGGAATCGAGATTAGCGTGTTCGGGGACGATATAATCGTACCAACTGCTCTCGCTCAGAAGTGCGTTCAAGCGCTTAATCTGCTTGGATTTGAGACGAACGCGTCAAAAACGTTTGTTGAAGGTCCTTTCAGAGAAAGTTGCGGAGGTGACTTCTATGCAGGCAAAGCCGTGAGGCCTCATTTTGCAGAAAAAGTACCTGAAAACCCGCAGGAGTGGATCGCTCTCGCGAATGGGATCCGGCGCGCGGCTCTGGCTCACTTCGGTGAGTTGGAGCGCGCTGATGCGCACAGTGCTGCTTGGATTCGCGTCATCGACGCTATACCTAGTAGTATCCGTGCGTGCCGTGGGCCCGTCGACTTGGGAGATATCGTTCTCCACGACGACTGTGAACGCTGGACGACCCGGACCAGGAACTCCGTCCGATACATCCGAACGTTCTCCCCATTCGTTGACCGTAAGGTCACACGAAAAGGAGGCGCGGTAGTATCGATGGAGGACTTCTGGCCCGAGGTCCAGCTAGCCACTGTGCTTGCCGGTTACGCTGAGACCGACCATAAAGGTCGTGTCCTAGGGGTGATCCCCCGAAACAGCGTGTCCGGTTATAAGCACAAGTGGGTACCGCACTCGTAGCAATACGAGTGTTTTGACTCCCCCGGAGATCCGGGGGGGTGGGGACTTTTCCCCGAGCGGGTTGGCGC